ATTTCAATTTCTATCGGCTTACTTTCCATTCCTATCTCCTATCTATTAATCAACTCACCACAGCCCACAGAATGGGCTGTAATTAGTTAACTAATTCCCTCGATTCAATTTCAAGCTCAATATTTTCAATTATCACCGCAAGTCTCTCTGCATACCCCTCTTTTACCTTTACTGATGTGTAATGACCTCTCCCTGATATACACGCTCTTGCGAAATAGCTCATTGCACTTTTTCTTTGGCTTTCAAGCGAATCACGCATTCTAATTAATTCATTTGTATCTACATTGCTGTATTTACTACGTTTCTTTATTTCCTTCTTATTCACTGAAGGATGTTTTTTATTATTATTTTCTATTTTTGTTAACTCTTTAACTAATAATCTCCATAAATCAGAACCAAACCCTTTACTTATTTCATAAAAAGAATCTCCGTTTTCAGTCGTTATTTTTGTTATAAGGTCATGTGAGTTAAATTCATTTATCTCCTTATCACTCCATATATTTTTTGACTCACATCTGTTATTGGCATTCCAAGACAAGATGTTATATTTTCCTATTTCAATACCTTTACTTCTAAATAAACTGCACATAAATTGATGTTTTATTAAATAAGGTATTTTGTTTAACTCATTATTTAATGAATTATTCAGGCTATTATTTACAATCTCATTTATTTCCAAGCTCATTTTCTCGCCGTAACCCCGAACTCACTGCTCGGCTGTTTTGTTTTAACTCCTGAAAATACTGCTACATTAGGTAAGCAACAGTTATCTCCACTTGGATAATGCTTTGTTGGTTTGAGAGATAGAACAGGGCGTTCTTTCTTCTCAACACCAAATATTGAATCCCATATTTCTTCCACTGAGCGGCTTGGATTTTTTATCTCTTCACGTTTACGAGCTAGGAATTCAGCCCTGCGCTCATATCTACGTTGAGAGTAGCTACTTCTTTCAATGACCTTTATCGTTGCCATATTTGCCTCCTAAGTGATCTTTGGTGATTGCCGTCAGTTCGTTACGCTGAAAGTCTATTTCTAGGCATGTCTACATGCATGCGACAATCCCAAAAACCACTCAGTGGTGATTCAAGAATGCCTGAATCATTTTTTCCTAATTGTTAAAGAACTAAATCCGTTTACCTTTGGCTCCTTGCCGTTGATGAGATAATAATATGCATTATGCGCAAATGCGTCAAGCGCATATTTGCATTTAAATAAATGCGTGAGAAGAATATTTCTTATTTCTTTGATATTTAAAAGGAATTTATTTTCAAATAAATCTCAGATTGGAATGCAGATCACTTCTTTGGAGGGGAGAGGGCACAAAAAAGCCCTCGCGGGGAGGGCTGGGGTGGGTTATTCTTTGTTTAGCTCATCAAATAAATCTTGATTTAGCTTTTGCACATCTAAGAAGTTGATTATAAAAAACAATATAGAGAATGCAACAAATAAACACATAGTCATGTGGTAGTTAAGTACAATGCCAAATGAGAATGCGTTAAATAATTCTATGTCGTCCTTTGGCGTGTAAAGGGTGATAATTGTAGCTATCGTTGATAATGAGAAGTAAAACAAAAAAGAGTTACGTACAGAGTTTAAGTTTTTTCTTATTTCAATTATATAAGACTTATTTTTAACCCCATTCATATTAAAAGTAACAATTAAACCCAACCCAATTGAAAACATGATTCCAGACACTGTATACAATGTAGATATTAAAGACGGATCTGGTCTTACGTTCATCACAGATGAAGCGAACAATGAGATAATGATAATGATAAAAACATTAATTATTCTTTTCATTTTTTTCGAGTTCTGATATGAAACGCCTCATTTCTTGGAATAATTGTGGCTCGGACAACTTTCCTGAGTTGGTTTTTTCTACTTTAATCTCTTTTATTCTAATTAGGTCTTTCCCTTTTATTTCTGTTGGACCATTTCTTCTCTTAAAAGAAATGTTATCAAGTTCACTAACTGGCTTCAGTGTAGCACCAATTATGGACTCATAATCTTTATCAGTCATTTCTTTGGGCTTTTTCTTCAATTTTAATACTAGTTCTGCTGAAATCAATTGATTTAACTGCATGTCACTGAATTTATCAGCTTCCTTTATTAACCCTCTAATTACATCAACTGAGAGTTTTGATAATCGCACAGCTTTCTCAAACGATCTAGTTATTGCATTTTTATTATCGGATACTGAATTTTCAGGCGCATCTTCCGAAGCCCCTACTGATGGGTCCCTCATTATAATAGATCTTATATCTTCAATCTTTGTTTTATTAGTCATATCAATTACTGGGGTTAACGATATGGCATCATTTTTCGTTAACCATCGCAAATAGGTTTGCAGACTAATTATTGTTCTATTTATTGGTTGGTTCGTAACTAAAAAATTGTCACTTGCTACTAAATAATGATACTCCTTACATATTGCTGCTGTTTCTATGGTCTCTGAACCAAGCTCTTCTAGAGTGAATTTTTTCTTTGCAAATAGTTCTTTAGTGACATGTTCAGCCTGATCACCTGGTGCAATTTTCATGAAAGTGCAACAGATAAATTCACCTGCATGTGACAGGTAGTTTGAAATGAGATATTGCTCCTTTTCTGGATCGTCAGAGCTTACTCTCATACATCTATCTTCGACGCTTTCACTACTATCCAAGGCTCCCACAACACATGAGAAAAGATTAGATGATGACTTCGATACTGAATTATTCTCAACTTTAAATGCTTTGAGTTTTATATCTTTCATTTTTACTTGTGTATCTTTTTCAACAATCTCAGTTTTTTTACTTGCCATACCTTATCTCATTATTGTTTATTGTATTCTACTGTAAATATTGAGCTATGGAGTGAATTCAACCACACCCTAAAACGTGTCGTCAGGCCATTGTGACTACTCAACTAATGGTGGAACAAGAGTTAATTTTGTTTCACTCTCACACTTATCAATATATTTTGTAGGCTTAACGATAGCCGACACATAATGCATAGTATCAACTTGATCTGGAGATAGAGTGATAGGCTTATGTGAGTTATTAATACTTGTAAACTGATAGTCACCGTCTCTCGTCTTGTTACAGATTTTAATCATGTTGTGACCTTCAACCGTACGCACAAAAACCTCATCACCAGATCTAACTCTAGTATTTGGCTCGACAACAACAAACTCACCAGATTGAATGCGAGGCCACATACTGTCCCCCTTAACTTTCAATCCGTATGCGTCCTTATCATCGCTATATATCTTCAACCAGCCGTTGTGCTCCTCGATCATATCAACGGCACCATCAACACCTAAGAATGCCTCACCACGCACTTGAACCATTCCTGATGGTACTGCGCCGATATATTCGATTTCATCAGGCTGAGTTGTATTTTCTGAAAATAAATCAGCTACTGACACTCCGAGAGCTTCAGCTATTTTAACTAATGTATTTTCTGAGTAGCCTTGAATATTTCTTTCAAGGCGAGAGATATTACCCACATCGCTATTAATTGCGGTGGCCAACTGAAGGATAGTTAATCCCTTCTTTTTTCTTAAATCTCGAATTCTTGTTCCTATTTTCATACATTAATTCAACTTTATTTATGCGCACAACACAAAGCGTGTTGCGCATATTTTATTATGTGTTAATATGCGTGTAGCGCATCAATAAGGAGTGTGATATGCAAACACCATTAAGGAAAGTTCGGCTTGAGCAGAAGCTGACAATATCCGAAGTAGCTAGCGCTATAAATTTTGATGTTGGAAATCTTTCTAGGTTAGAAAGAGGGATTCAGACAGCATCTTTGGATATAGCAGAAAAACTAGCAAATTTTTATCGCGGAAAAATAACTGAATTAGAAATTCTTTATCCGCAACGTTATCAGTAAGCATCATTCGTTCTTTAACATCACTAACTCGCTCTAGGCACTCTTGGGGCAAACAATCCGCTCATATGGAATGAGCCACGGATCATTACTGCTGTTCCCAATATGGGAAGTAATCTAAGAAGGAATTTAACAAATGGAACTATCAAACGAACGCAAATTTCGAGAAATCGAATCAAAAATCATGAAAGGGATACTTGTTACTGGTGCTAGAGAAGTAGCGAAAAGAACGGGTATTCACGAATCACAAATATCTCGCTGGCAATCTCAACAATCTAAAACGCAATTAAGCTTCATACAACGTTGTGCAAGGCTTTTAGTTGCTATTGGGTATGAGACACCAGATGACACAGTGATATTGCAAGGTGATGAGGCTAGAGCGTTAATTCAAATGCTTGAGCATGTCAAAGCACCAAAAAGAAAAACCTCAACCACGGCGAATGGTGAGGCTTCTCAACAAATGGATTTAATTTAACAACAACCCAATGAGGTAATTATGAATCAAATAACTACTTTAGTAAACAGTGGTGAATTAACCATGAGTAGTCGTGAAATTGCAGACCTTACAGGCAAGAGACACGACAATGTGATGGCTGATATCCGTAAGATGTTGGTTGAAATTCAATCTCCTGAAAAGTTAGGAGATTACATAGACACTAAAAATAGAACACAGCAAATGCTTCTGCTCAACAAAGAAGAATGTTTGTGTTTGATTTCTGGTTACAGCATCAAGTTAAGAATGGCAATCATTAAACGCTGGCAAGAACTTGAATCTCAAAAATCCTTCATACCTCAAACGCTACCAGAAGCCTTGCGACTCGCTGCTGACTTGGCAGAGCAAAAGCAAATCGCAGAACAGAAATTAGCAATCGCAGCGCCTAAAGCTGAATTTGTTGATCGGTATGTTCAAGCAACTGGCTTACTGGGTTTTAGAGAGACAAGTAAATTACTAAAAGTGAAAGAGAACTTCTTTAGAGAGTTTCTACTTTCAAAACGAATTATGTACAAGCTGGCTGGAAAATTAACACCTTATTCAGAACACCTTGAAGCGGGGCGTTTTGATGTAAAAACAGGTGAGAATCAAATAAACAGTCACGCTTACACGCAAGTTAAATTTACCCCTAAAGGTATTCAGTGGATAGCAGGTTTACTGGCTAGAGAGCAATTGGAGGCGGCATGACGAATACAGCGGAAGTATTCCAGTTCCCTGCGATACAGCAGGAGACAAAGAGAGTGGCAGATACTGATGATGGATATACGAGAATTGCCAATGAATTACTTGAATCACTTTCCTGCTGTAATTTAACTGTTAGGCAGCTAAGAGTGATGTTAGCGATTATCAGAAAAACCTATGGGTTTGGCAAAAAAGTAGACCGTATATCCGATTCTCAATTAGCTGACGTATCTGGACTATCAAGACAGAACGTTAACAAGGCAAAGAAAGAATTGATTTCAATGAATTACCTCATTCTTGAGGGTAATAAAATTGGGGTTAATAAAGAGGTTTCAGCATGGAAAAATCAATCTAGAGACTGTGTCTCTAACTTGAAGACTAAAAAAGTCTCTAACTTAGAGACAAATGATGTCTCTGGCTTGGAGACACACAAAAGAAATACTTTAAAGAAAAAAGAAATAACTAATATATCGTCCGAGAATTCTAACGAATCCTCTGACAGACCATCTGAAAAAGTTTTAGCCGTTAAGCCTGATGCGGTTGTTAGCTCACCCAAAGGTAACAAGTGGGGAAATGCTGATGACCTGAAAGCTGCTCAATGGATTTACTCGCAAGTCCTGATAGTTAGCCCATCGACTAAAGAGCCTAACTGGTCAACATGGGCTAACGATATTCGCCTGATGAGACAGCTAGACGGACATGCACACCAAGATATTTGCAGAATGTTTAAATGGGCTAATCGTGACTCGTTCTGGTGTAGCAATGTGTTGTCACCTGCAAAGCTACGTGAGAAGTGGGAGACGTTGACCATACAGAGCCAACAACCCAATCGAGGTAAGCGACAGGTTGATCCTGAACCAGCACAGAGCTGGAATACTCGTGAAGCATGGGAGAATGATTTTATATGAAGACTAATCTGGCTACTGCAATCGCTAATCGTGATGCAGGCGCATTGGCTAGAATGGCTCAGAGTAGCACCCCGCAAAAAGTTGTAAATAATCATGCTGAGCAACTAGTCGATGTATTATTCCGAAATCTGAAACAAATATTTCCAGCCTCAGTAAACACCATTTTCAAAAACGAGTCAGAGGAACTTACTGCAAAACGACAATGGATCGCCGCCTTTGCAGAAAATGGAATTACTACCAGAGAGCAACTTCAAAACGGTATGCGACATGCAAGAGCAAGTGATAACCCTTTCTGGCCTGCTGTTGGTCAATTTATCAAGTGGTGCAAGGAAGAAGATTATGTAGCTCTTGGTTTGCCTGACGAGGATCAGCTTTACGAACTCTATCGAGAATACTGCAAAATGCGTGG